CGTTTCTTAGACCACGTTTACTGTACGGAATTTCGCTGTCATTGATCTGTACTGTTTCCTTGTACGTACCACCAACAATAGCAACCGAATAATACTGTGTGAGATTTACTGTGTTTACTAATGCTTGCAGAGCAGTTTGCTGGCTTGCTTGCATTGCTGTAGCCATTGCATCCTGTGCCTGGCTAAGTCTGTTTTCCTCTTCCTCTTTAGGTTCTTCTTCGTCTTTGTCGGCATCGGTGTTTTCATCGTTATCCTCGTACAAGTCAGAGTCAGTAGGATCTAAAGCACCCAAAGCCACATCATCAGACATAGCATCGTAAATCTCTACTTGCGGTATTTCTGGTATATAAGGCTCTGGCTCAACATCCCTTTGCCGCCAGTTGTAAATCACTACAGGGTCAACTACTTTACCCTCCCCCTTAATCTCTATCTCACCATCACCCCACAGATTAATCGGGATATTCGGTACAGGTACAGCTTTAACAATTGTATTGCCTGGTAGTCCAGACCAATCATCAACCTCACGGAAGATATAACCAGATTCTGTGGCGTGTCTGTTCTGAATTGACACCACCATATCGTCTGATATAGCTTTCTCGGCCGTATATTGGTATATCACGGCGTTTATGTCTAACCCAGTAGTATCGGGTACCCCAAGCATAGACGCGCTCATAGACCAATTGTGGGCGTTTAAAGCGGCATTGCCAGATGTGCCGTATGTGTACTCGCTAGAGTAGGAGTAGCAAGCCCAAGCCACCAAACATAGACTTACTAGTAGTTTTGATTTTCTCATCTTCTGTTTTCTCTACCTTGTCTACATCATATGTACGAGGAGTTGGATTAGCTTCCCATGCAGCCTTAGCAGCAGGGCCAATTAACCCATCAAACGGACAAGGAGTGCCAGCATCCATCATTGCTTGGAACACACGCTTGTCCTGACACATAACAGAAACAGCAGCTACCTTCATGCCCATGTCATATAGGGTCTTGGCATTCTTCAGCTTCTCACAATTCATATCACGAACAGTAGAACCCATAGAGATACCGAGAATCTGAGTTTGAACTGCACCAGCAACACCAACAGTACAGAGATCAGAATTCCCATTGGCATTAAACTGTGGTGCAATTGCAGACGGGGGTGGAGACTTAATCCTTGTCTCCATGTTCCCCTTGGTTGTTACTGTGCTGTTTGTTGTAGAGTCTGTTACTATTGGATCAGCAGCAAAGGAGTTCATTCCGTAGAACAGAAACACAAGCACAAAGGGTAAATAACAGAACAGGAATCTCATTAGATTTAGCATTGGTTAGTCCTTATTCCATTTTTCCCAGTTCTCTAGTCCACCACCAAAAAAGTTGTACCAAATCTTACCGCCAACAGGCAGTTCTTTTATTACTTTTTCTGGCAGAACATCACCAGAAGTAACTAAATTACCTACGTCTGTCAATATAGCATCTACTGAAGACATTGGTGGGGCTAATGTATTGGTTATAAAACCACTAACGTCACCCCGCTTAAGGTACATTGACCTTGTGTAGTCGTTTATACCAACAAGTTTTGTAAGGTTTTCAAAGTAGTTATCTTCTGCAATATCGTTTAGTTCAAAACCCCTACCAAGTAGGCCATCTTTTACTTCGTCAACAGTAGCTCCTGTAAGAGGAACAAGTGTCATGTATTTTAAAAGATTCCTTCCAGCCTCTAGTTTGTTTCCTTCTTTGTAGTTTTGTATAATGTCCCTACGAAGTACATCAAGCTGTTTAATAGTGAAAGATTTTAACGAGTAAAGTATTCTTCCATTTGGACTGTTCAAATAAGACAGTGGCATTTCTGAAAGTGATATTGGTTGTAGATCTGACAGCTCATTCCAAAGATAAAACTTAACTCTGTCTGTCATCTCGCCAGATTTAAGTTCATTGATGAGCATATCAAACTCATCACCCATTGCTTTTTTATATTTACTTGCTAGTTTAGAAATGCCTTTATCACTCTTAGACATTGCACTTGCTTTTCTAAGTGCAGAATTAAGGACAACGTTTTTACCAAGCTTGTCTACTTTTTTAAACCCACCAAAGAACAATGCCCTTTCTAAATACCTAGAGGCATCTAATACATTACCAAGTTCGTTTGCAATAATGTTGTCTAAGCCAAGCTCATCCATTGTGATTTTGTTTTTACCAAACATAGCAGCTATAGTATTTCTCATACCATTTGCATAAGCAGATACACCAATATCACCAATCTGTGTTAGTGCAGAAATAGGATTAGCAAGTGTAGTGCCATAGCCAACATCACGAATAAAACGTAGTGATTTAGTTGGTGACACTTCGCCCATACCAAAACGACCATTTAACAGTTGACTTAGTTCATCTGCACCAGAGTAATCAAGATCACCACTCTCAAGCTGTCTTGCAATTAAATTACCAACCGATGCCTCTGTATCAAGTTTTGTGTTATCAATGTTTACAGCATCACGACCAAAAAACTTTCTTCTTTCAATGTCGTTAGCTGTACTTCTTATGTACCTGTCTAAAGATTCTGTTGGAGAATAATAGAAACCAGAAATTTCTTCAGTAACCTCTGGTAGCTTTCTTTCTTTAGTGAAACTTAAACCACCTTTCATTTCTTTTGGGACATAGCCGCGAACAACCTTATTAACTACGTCTGTTCTCATTTGCTCTGGTATGTCTTTAATATTTTCTACACCAAGTTGTTTTGACTTTAAGTACAATGCCTTTTCAATCATACCCCTACGTGGAGCATCCAGTGCTTGTAACAAACCATCATAGTCTTTTACAACTCTAGGAAAGTAGTCTTTAATCTTGTCAACGCTGTAACCAACTTCAGTAAGTTCTTTGTACATATTGTCCAAGAACTCTCTTGTCTGATTAAGTGCAGAAGATCCACCAACAGAGTATTGTTCTAAAATATTAGATGCTGTTTTAATATCACCATTAGCCAAACTAACACTTAGCTTAGGCATTACTTGTTTTGGAACTTGCTTTAGTGCCTTAACAAAAGGAACAACTGTTTTTTCTGCGTCTGCTACCCTTTTATGTACGTCGTACTCGTGTTGTCTTAACCTTAAAAATAACCTTGGGCTATACTTTTTAATCCTTGTTGAGATTGTACCAAGTAAGTTATCAAGTAGTGAATTTTTTGTACGAGCAACATTAACATTGCCAGGAACAGTCACATCGTTTGGTGTACCACGCCCTGCAATACGTGAAGTATTTTTCATTACCCTTTGTGAGTTAATGCCAACAACCCTTTGCATGGCCAGTATGGATTCTCTATTTGGGCCGCCAGGATCATAACCTTTTGGTTCTCTATAAATAGGTTTGTGATCTGCTCTTGCAGTTACTTCTAGCATTTCGTTTGTTGTAAGACCTGTACGTTCTCTTACATAAGCATTAACTTCTGCTCTAGGAACATTGTCTAGCAATGCTTCATCCATAGCATCTTGTATTTCATCAACCTTTTGATTTGCTAACCTAAGTGTTTCTGCATCCTTTTTAACTTTTGCTTTGTCACTAATAATTTTGAGTCCTTTACCAATAGCAGCACCACCAAGAGCAGACACAGCACCTGTAGTTGCAGCTTTTGTAGGATCTATTTCTCCTTCTAATGCAAGATCATCTACCATAGAATAGGCAGTACCAAGCGCACCACTAACAGCAGCAATACCTCTAATAGTTGCTGCTTCTGGTGCAACCAAAATCAAAGGATCAGCAAAAGGAGCAACAACACTGCCAACAGTAGTTGCTATGCTGTCTTCATCTTGTTCAGAAAGAACTGGATACTCTTTTGCAAGGTCTTGATTTCGCTTGGTAAGAAGAACCTTACGCCTATCATCGTACGAAAGACTACTAAAGCCTTCTCCATAAAGTTCGTCTGGAGATTTGTAGTCAACAATACCATCTTCACCAAGAATCTGAAGCTCACCAATTGGTAATTTTGCCTCCAGCATTAACCCAAAGTTTTGAACCAACGACGGAGTACGATCAAAGCCATACATAAATTCATCAAAAGAATCTGGTTGTTCTTGTGCTGGACTTTGCTGCCCTTCAACTATTTGATATAGCCTTTCAAGAGTAATCCTGTTGTTATTTTCCATTTAAGTATGCCTATTCGTTTAGGTAGTCTTGCCAATTGATGCGGTCTGTTATGTTATCATACAAACCCTTCAGGTCTTCTCCAGTTGGAATACCTATAACATCACCAAGAGTACCCATACTTGCTTCTGTCTGATTTGAAGTATTATTATTGTTATTGGTTGGCAATCCTTCTGGGAAAGTTGCCCCTACAGCAGTAGGCGTTTTTTGTACAGTTTGATCTTGTTGATTTTGTTGTTGCGATTGTCCCATAGGATTAAACTTCCAACCACCACCAATAAGACTAGGGTCGTTTATAATAAAGCCTTGTTGTTGAAAGTCTTTTAGCAACCCACTGATAGCCTCTGTGTCACCCACCCAAGGTTTTTCAAGATTGCCCTCTTCGTATTCTTTTTTATAATCATTCTTCAGCTTTGAAAGCTCTTCTGCAAGCTTTGAAATAACAACAGGCTGTGTTTCCTCACCAAAATTTATTTCATTCATTGAAAGAATTGAAGACACTTGCTCAATGTCTTCTTTTGTTGGCTCAGCTATAAATGCTTTTTGTTTCTTAGCACCAATTATTTTTTCAATTTGATCTACAGTAAATCCAGCAAGTGCCATTTTTTGTGCTTGTGGGTTATTAGGATACGCTTCAGAAAGTGTTTTTCGTTTCTCTGACTCTGCTGCCCTTGCTGCATCTTTTTCTGCTTGTTGTCGTTTAAGTTGATTTTGTTGGCTCTCCAATTCCTGACCAAGCCTTAGGTACTCTGTTGCTGTCGCAGTGTCACCCATCTTGTTATACGCATCAGAATACAAATAAAACCTTCTTGGGTCATTTCTTGGAAGCTCAGAAATTTGCTCATTCAATGCAGCTTGTTTTTCCTCTGCCTCCCTTGCCTCTTCCATACGTGGGTCATCAGACAGTTTATCGGCAAGCATTCCCCCAAACAAAAATCCAAGACCAGCAGCACCAGCGTTTCCACCCTGTTGTCCTGCTGATCTCATGGCTTGTGCCATTGCTTGTTTTCTTTCAGCAATTCTTTCTTGCTGTAGTTCTTGTACTGTCTTACCAAAAATACTACCTACTAAACCAGCCATTGTTTTGTTACCTTAATAATAGTTTAATTAAAACCTTTAATCTGTTTGAGCTTTTCCTTGTGCAAAACCACCAGCAGCCGCTGTTAACATTGAATAACCAAGTCCTGGACCCCATTGTGAAGACTTCTGCCCCATAGATCCAGAAAACGCATTTCTAATTAGTCCTTCTCGTTCAGCAGCACCAGTAACAAGACCTTGCTCAAGGCCAAATACTTCACTAGCAGTACCAAAGGCACCCTGATAACCACTAAGCAAATTAGAAAGTTGTTGTTTTTGTGCTGCTTGATTAAGTGCATACTGTTGCTGTGCTTGATTAAATGCTTGTTGTTGTTCATCAACAGCAGAAGCACGAGAAGTAGCATAGGCCTCTTGTAATGCCTGTGCCTGGCCCCTACTTAAACCAAACGCATCTGGTTGTACCATTCCACCAGCACCTGCGCCAGCAGTCTCACCAGCAAGCATAAGCCCCATACGACCTGATCCAAACAGATCAGACTGTAGTTGTTGACGTTGCTGTGCAAAGACAGGATCAAGAGCAGCTTGTTGCTGTGCAAAGTATTCCTGTGTTGCTTCATCTATTCCCTTCTGGAAATCAAACTGTTCAAGAGGTTCCTGTGCTTGTTGCAAGTACTGAGACAAAAGACCAGGTGACGCAGCAAGACCCTGGCTATAAAGCCCTTGTAACCTTGGGTCAAGCTCTTGGGAAAAAGTATAGCCACGCTTGCCTTCTTTTTCAAGCTCTGTGCTTCCAACAAGACTTGTATAAGTATAAGGCTGAAACTGACCGCCTTTCAACGAAACAGGTTTTGATTCGCTACCACCACTGCCAAATAAACCACCACTACCCATTATATTGTCTCCTCTACAGGTAGCTCATAAGCTACAAATCGTTTTTTATAACCATCATTTTTAAATAGCCTTTCCCAACCCGGACGGCCTTGTGATTCAATACAATCACAACCTATTGAGTAAGCAAACTTTTGTATTGTTGGTAACATATCGTCTTTCCATAAGTGCAATTCAAACCCACCAGTAAAAAGCATAATCATTGCTTTTAGCTGTGGATAGTCAGTTGGTTCTGTCACAACAAACCCATAAATTATCTCATCATCATGAGCAACCCAAAGTTGTTGGTTTAGATTATTCTTAATACCATTCCTAATATCATTGGCTGTAAATCTGCCGTACGTGTATTTAGCAGCATCCTCTACATAGTCTTTAATTTGATTCCAGATGCCGTCTATCTCATGGTTTGGGATTATGGTGATCTGCATATTAATTACCTATTGCAAACCACCTGACTTTACTACTGGTGGCATGACCATTTGTAAAATAAAACGTTGTGGTTGTTGGTGTAGTTGTACCAAGTGCTGCGTTATCTTCCGTTGTAACAGTGCTTACAGTGGGGCTTGCAACAACCTGAAAACAAGAGTTAGGAAACGCCAATGGAAATGTGATAGCATAGTTTAAAGTGTCATTAGGAACGGTAACACTTCCCCATTGAATAATTAATCCATTTGCAAACTTAACGTAACCATCATCGCTTAATGATTCAGCTACAACAACAAGATCACCAACAGTTGCTTTTTTTGTTGAACTTGCAGAGGCATCATAAACAGGAATATAATCGTTTGTAACATCAATATCTGTTAGTGCAGTGAGGTCATTTACATCAAGTGCTAATGTGCGATTTGCAGAAAGATCACCACCACCAGAAATGCCACTACCGCCAGTAATTGTAATGGCTTCTAGTGTATCAATGTTATCTTGCAGTGCAGAGTCAGCAGCAGTGTATGCCGTTGTAACTGCACTATCAGCAGTAGTAACAAAAGCAGTGGTAGCAATCTGTGTTGTGTTTGTTCCAGAAGCAGCAGTTGGTGCTAATGGAGTGCCAGTAAGCGTTGGGCTAAGTGTGTTTGCTTTAGTTGCAATGGCTGTTTGTATTGCATTAAACTCATCGTCAATCTCTGTACCCTTGACGATCTTATTAGCATTACCAGTAGCCAAGGCATCCTTTGATGCAAAGTCTGTTGTTTTTGAATAGTTACTCATTAAATAATCCTACCTGTTTTAGCATAAACGTCTAGTTTCTGTACGCTTAGTTGTGCGCCATCAATTACTGTTTCAATACCCAACTGTACAATGGAACCATTCCCTGAAACGGAATAATCCACACGATCCAACGCAATACCAGAATTATACTCAGCAATTGTATCAGCATTTGATCCATACTCAGCTACTCCATACTCTGAAATAACAAACTCTTTTAGTACAAAAGGAAAGCTAAAATAATTAGTTGTGTAATCGTAACCAATCTTTAATACAAATGATTGTGCAGAAGAACCAATAGCTGTAACAGCAGCTCTCTTAATAATCTTATTTACGTTCGGTGCATTAAAATCAAAGTGGTTTGTAAAGTACCTCATCGTATAAGAGCTACCATTATCTGTGTACAAACCATACTCAGCAATTCCGTCTACTTGTGCAAAGTACATCTTATTAGTTGTTTTATCATACAGAAAACCACTATGATCTATTGCACTCCAGGTGGTTACACGAAGTGACTGGTCTTCTAGTTTGTTTTTTGTATCAAAACAATAAACGATATTAGCACTAGGCAAATACAACAAATAAAAAGCTTGCTCTGGAAAGAAACAAGAACGAATTAAAGTCTTGTCTTCTTCCCTGTTTATAGACTCAACAAAAGTATTCCTAATGTTTTTAGACAAATCTCCAATTGGACTGGACTTTTCTTGAACAGTACGACCAAGACTTCTTAAGCCTGTTGCAGACAAAAAGACTACATCAGTTCCAATGTTTTGAATTGTGTTCTTGTCAATACAACCAACACCCTCAAGAACCTCAACAAGTCTTAGTGTGTTTACATCAAAGCTACCTTGAAAGGAATCGTTATCCTCAAAGATAATAATATGATCTGAACAGAATACAATCAAAAAACCATTGTGCGCAGCAAGACCAGTAATAACGTCTGCACCTTTAGACAGCACACCAGCAATGTTTAAAGTACCAGCACTACCACTTCCCCACTTAACACCATTTAACAAGTCAGAAAAGTAGATCGTTGTTTTTTGTGTTGTGGTATCAGCAGCCCACAAACGACCATAAGCAGACAGTACAATATCAGCATTTGGTGCTGTACCATTGTAGTCTGCATGTTGATCTATGCTCTTAAATTCATCAGCCGTTGTTTCGTTAGTATAGTACAGTGGTTTATAACCACGCTGAAAAAAGTATGCTCTATCGTTTAGTGTAACTGCTTGCCAATTACCATCTGATATAGTATCAACAGTAGTTGGTGTAATTGTTGATAATGTTGTAAAGCCTTTATAAAAGGTATCTTCAGACCAAGAAAGAAAAGTATTTATTCCAAGAACATCTAAAAACGTATGTATTCCTTTTAGGTTTACGCCTGTACCACCTGTAGTAGTACGATAGAACCAACCTTCTCTTGCACCAAGCCTACCAAACTCATCAATAACACAGTTGTCTGCTTCAAGAGCAAAACTAGGATCATTAGCAACACTGGACTCTTGGGTATTCAATCCTAAGAATGCTGGTGCTACTAACGATGATGTAATTAGTTCTTTTGCCATTAGGATGTACTCACTACAAAGCTCGTTTCTTCAAATGTCAAAATACAAGACACCCCTGTAGTACCAGCTTGTGCCTCAATGGTATAACCAGGTTCAAGCATGACATAAATACCAGCCTGTCCAAACTGAATGTAATCACCAGAGCCAAGAGACTTGGCACCAAGAACAGTAATAGTATCGTCATTAACAATACGAATACCAACATTACTAATAGTTGACCCTGTGCCATTACTAACAAAAGCTAATATCCACTTTGCTCTTGTGTTTGCAGGTACCGTATAAATAGTAGCCCAGCTTGTAGCTAGGTTTTCTACCAATACTGTCTTAGACTTCATAGAACAATGTCTCCTCTGGGTGCTTGATTGCATCTAGTGCAATAGCATCATCAAGGGCATTCTTAGCTCTAGCATAAGCAGACAAAGGATTCATACCACCATCTTCACCACGTTCTTCTACAGCAAGAGCATAAGCAAGCATCTCAATAGGAAGTGTTGGTATATTAAATGTTGTTGAATCGCTTTCTAATTCAGGTGTACGAAGAATACAGTTAAAGCGTAGATCGTATGCTCCGTCTGGTTTTGGATAGATATCAACCTGTGTATCACCATTAGCATCAATACCATTGAAGCTGTAGTCTGTTGGTGATCCTGTTTGTGGTGTACCAACCAGATAGTACCTTGTCATTTCATGTGCAGGAAGATACTTAAGAAATACATCGTCAGTATCGTTTAACACATCAAGAACAGTAATCTTATTTTTTGATCCTGTAAGTACGTAGTTAAATACGCCTTCTTGTGTGGTTGCACTGAGCGTTGTACGCAAGCCAGACCAACTCCAGGCGTTCTCTACTGTATCCTTAGCATCATTAACCAACACACCAATCAAGGTTGAGTATGATGATTCATTGACAGTACCTACAGTACGTTCTCTAAGGCGTTTAAGTACCTTATTAACCATTTCAAGATATGTCATTTGTCTACCTTGCTGTCTAATTTATTTTCAATAGAATCTAACTTGTCGTAAAGTCGTTCCATAAACCTATTGAACTCGTCTTTATTAACATAGTTACCAGCAACAAGCACTTCAATATGATTTACTTTCTCAACCAAATGCTCGTCTGCTTCTTGTAAGTCCTTTACTGCACCCCACATAACGCGAAGAAAGAAACCAATCAAGCCACTAACCCCAGCAACTAACCAATTAAATAATTCTTGTTCCATAATATTACATACTCACATCAGGTAGTATTGCTAACTTTAATTCCTCTACTGTATTCATAGTATTTACTTGATTTGTTGCATCTCGTAATGCTTGTTTTTTAGCAATAATTGCAGTCGTATCTGCACCTGCTTCTAATGCTCGTTGAAAGTCTACATCAAGTTTCTCTAACAAAGGTTTGCGCTCTTCACGCAATTTGTCTTTAGTGATGTCTTTTGCTTTAGCTATATTAACTTGGATTTTCATCGACTACCTTTTTTATGCTTGTTCTGCAAACCATGCGTCTGCACCAATACCTTGTCCGTCAGGTTCACCTATACTTGCATCTAATTCCCAAGCATCTCTAAATGTTCTATCACTTGGAACTTCGTTATCTTCTACTATCCAGTAATTAACACCTGCTGGAACATCTTTACGAGCAACTTCGTTTATATCTAGCTCACCACTAGGAATTAATACTGCTAATCCTTCTTCTGTTTGATATATGATTCTCATATTATTCCTTATCTGATAATTGCTACATTTATTCTATCTTCATCTTGTTCAGATCCGCCTAAAGCACAACTTGACACATCACAACTTGCTGTAGATCTATTTAGGTTATTTTCATGAAGTATTCTATTAGTAGTGGCACTATCAGTTGAAGCACCTAATACAACTGCGTAATTTAAATCAGTCATTGCAGTAGAAAAATTAACTGTATATTTTCCTGATCCTAAGTCTGTAATTGAACTTACATTTCCACTATCATAAATTGACACTGTTCCAGTGCCATTGAAGTTTACCCATGCTCTAACACCATATGCAGTGGCAGCAGAACCATAGCCTGAGTCAAAGTTTAAGTTACCAGTGCTGGTAACTCTTAGCTTCTCATTACCATCCTTATCATCAAGCTGTAGAATACGGTCACCAGAGTTATCCCCCGCTTGAATCTTAAGACCATTGCCTGAAGCGGTTGAGTTTGCAATTAATCCTGCAAAGTCTGTAGAAGCCTCGCTTACTTGGAACTTAACAGCAGGACTACTCGTACCTATACCTACTCTACCAGTGTTGGTAATGCGCATATGCTCCGTAAGCGTTGCGTCAGTTACACTTGCCCTTCCTTTAAACAACAAATTGTCTGTTTGATAATCACTTGCTGAAGAGCCGCCGGCACTAATGGCGTTTTCTATTGTCCAAGTGTAACCAGCGGCTCTACCCGATGCGCTTCTGTAAATACCAAAACCTGTTCCATTACTAGAGCTTGAAAATGCAGAGCCGTCTGCGGTCAGAACAGGAGCTGTAGACCTTGTGTGCAATATTGCAGTAGGCGAAGTCGTCCCAATACCTACGTTACCGTCTTCATCAATAGTTACACGCTCTACTGTGCCCACACCGTCTTTCGTAGTGTGGAAACTAACAACAGAATCCCCTACTACACTCGCTCCCGTGTCTGTAACAGCGATACGCATACCACCACGAAATGAATCGTTTTGACCCACGCCCATCTCGAATGTTGGTGATTCGTTATAACCGTACTCACCAAGCAAGCGAGTAGTTGCACCAGAAGTTAAGCCTAAACCTAGCTTGTTGCTAGGCGAACTCGTACCTATACCAACATTACCACTGCTGTCGATAGCCATCCTAGTAGCAACAGCACCGCCTGAATCTGGGTCTTGCTTTGCTTTGAAGTAAAACTCACCGTAATTGGCGTTAGTAGCAGTCATCTCAATAAGAGAGCCACCAATGGCTGTTGAGTCTTGCTTATAAGTATCGTCTGAATCTAGGTAGAAGTTATTGCCGTATGTAACAGAGCGTATTTCTCCACCTGTACCAGAGTTAGGTGCAGATATTTGAACACTGCCCCTTGAACCGTCATTAGAAGAAATTCTGAATACAGATGGGCCGGCAATTTTACTTACAGAACCATCGTGAAATATCTGCAAATCAGACCCAGCACCAAAGATTGCTTTATCGCTGTCTCCAAAAGACAAATTACCTGTCATGGTGTCGCCGGTAACAGCTACATAATCAGTAGATGCAGTAGTTGCCGCAGTGCCTAAGCCTAAGTTAGTGCGGGCGGTAGACACATTATCAAGATCTGAAAGGTTGTTAGATGCAAGTAAAGCACCAGCCAATGAGGCATAGGCAGCTACCCAAGTGCTACCTTCGTATACCTTCATTACATCACTAGTTGTATTGAAATATAAAGCACCTGCAACTAAAGCATCACCATCGTTGTCAGTTGTTGGATCAGATGTTTTCTGACCTAAGTAACGATCATCAAAGTTGTCTAAAGCTGATAAGGCTGCATCGGCAGACGCACTAGCGTTAGATGCTGACGTAGCTGCACTACTCGCGCTAGTAGCGGCTCCAGATGCGCTTGTCGCTGCGTTTGTTTCTGATGTAGCAGCAGCACTGGCAGAACTAGCAGCGGCTGTCTCAGAGGCAGCAGCGTTGGTCTCAGAGGTACTTGCATTTGTAGCAGATGTTGCAGCCGCAGACTCTGAAGCAGCAGCATTGGTTTCTGAAGTAGCAGCATTAGATGCGCTTGTAGAAGCCTCTGATGCTTTTGTAGTGGCTGTTGCAGCATCGTTTGATGCACTGGTTGCACTAGAGGCAGCATTTGTTTCAGAGGTTGCTGCATTAGTTTCTGAAGTAGCTGCATTTGTTTCAGATGTAGAAGCAGCACTAGCAGAAGTAGCTGCATTTGTTGCTGAAGTTGCAGCACTAGTTGCTTGAGTAGTTGCTGTACTTGCTGATGTGCTGGCCGAAGATGCAGAACTAGCAGCATTAGTTTCAGAAGCAGCAGCAGCAGTTTCACTTAATGCGGCAGCAGCCTCACTTGCAGCAGCAGCGGTTTCAGAAGCTGCGGCATTGGTTTCACTTGTACTTGCATTACTTGCAGAAGTAGAAGCAGAAGAAGCAGAAGAAGCAGCATTGGTAGCTGATGTA